AAGGAGTTGGTGGAATCTCGAAATTTATGAAGGGGAAAAAATAATGTTAGATACAATTAAACATGGTTTTAAAAAGATCGTAGATGTAACAAAAGATATTCCAAAAGGCTTGATGTTTATTATTCAATGCTCTTTAATTTGCATGTTCTGGATAACGGTTATTACTTAAAATGTTTCACGTGGAACAGTAGAGAAAAAAGCTCAATCCATGAGCTTTCTCCTACTAGGACTGTGCTGCTATTTTAGCTAATTTCTATCTCCATTGCTCCAACTTTATTTCCGTTAGAATCTTTTAATCTATATGGTGTAAAAGAATCCCTATCATTTAGGTCAATTACTTTTCCTATGTAACTTCCTAATATTTTAGTCAATTCATTTTCATCATCTTGAAATGCTTGATTATCTGTATTTATATTTATTTGTATTTTTATATCTGCCATTTTATTTCTCCTAGTAAGTGGGAGCATTTCTGCTCCCTGTTAAAATTAACTATATTAAATATTCCACTTAATATAATTCTTTCTACCTCTCATTCCATACAAAAAATCTCTTTCTCTTTTTAGCCTTACAGCTTCTTTCAAAACTGTTTGAGCCAATACATTATATTGTTCTGATGTAAATGTATAAGACTCACTTATAGTTTGATGCAATTCTGCTGGTGTATTTAATGCTACTTTGTAAAGTCTTTCAGTATTCATAACTATCAAGCCAAGTTCTTCGTGTGAATGTTTTGTTATGTTTATCATTTTTTAATCTCCTAGTTTTAAATTTTTATAAGTTATTACTAACTTAAAACCATTATATAATATATTTATATATAATGCAAGTAAATATTTAATTTAATTATACAACCTATAACCCTAGCAGTAAAGCGTTTAAAATAATACTTTACTTTTATTATATAATATGGTATACTATTATTAAGTGGTAGAAATTAATGTTCTATCCGATATAAAAAAATTAGGAAAAATTATAATTAATATTAATTAAAAAAAGGAAATATTATGAACGATAATTATAACGAGGAAGAAGTAAAGAGTTGTGTTGCTGTAGTTTATTATTCAGTAGCAGGTGGCAATGTCTGGAAAAGTGCTAAATTAATTAAAGAATCTGATTTAATGAATCTTGCAATTAAAACAGCAAAGACATTTAAAGCTAATTATTGCATTAAAAAGAAACAGGAATATCCTGTCTATCTATATGACACAACTGCTTTCGATTTAGACCTAGATTATGATATTTATTATCAAGGTGGGGTTAGTCAAGGTGGTACACTTGGAAATGGAACTCAAAAAAGAAATGCAGTATGGGCGACCCATTTTAAAACAACTCATGTAATAATCTAGATATATTAATAAAATTAGAAGGTGGCTACTCAGTCATCTTCTTTTTTTTGCGTTGGTTTAATATTTTTAAGCAATGCTATAGCCTGATTAAGATTACTTAATATTATAAAGTAGTTTGATAAATTTTTAATTGTTTCATCAGTAACTTCTTTTTCCATTTCTGAATTAATAATATTTACTGTATGAGTAATTTCATCATTAACCCTATCTTGCACTTTACTGTAAATCACTTGTTGCGATATGTTTGTCATTTTATTATCTCCATTGTTGACCCCAAATCCAGCCAACAAGCACTTTTCGCACTCCTGACTCCATTGGAGTAATTCTATGATTGAGGAAGCTGGTAAAAGAGACCAATTTATTTGGTGTTGAGTTGTATGTAACTATTTCTCCACCGTCTCCGAAAAATTCCAAGTTGCCTCCCTTAAAACCTTCATTCAATACCCATGAGATAGATATTTTTCTCATAGAAGATAAAGAATCTCCAGCATCAATATGCCAGTCGTATTTTGCATTATCATCTGCATGATATTCTAAATATTGTAGGTCTTGGATACCAGACAATTTATAATTAAAAGCTTGATTTAGTTCTATAGCTGCATGACTTATCAATTCTGCTGTAACACTATCTTTTTGATTCAACCTCCAAGCCTGAACTTTTCTAAAGTCTGTTTTTAAAGATGTATTACCTTTTATTTCTTCTCCATAATCCATAGCTTCTTTTAAAACAATTTCTGACATTTTAGAATCCATTTCTAAAGGAACTATTCCATATTGCGGATCTTTTGAAAGGTCAGTTTTGACGTTATATTTGAAAAAATCTGATTCTAAGTGGGATAAACTTCCCATAATATCTCCTCTGAAAAAAAACTCCCCTACGCTTGGACGCAAGGGAGAACTTAAATGCCTACTCATTGGGGAGCAGGACTTTGGGTTCATAAAAATAATCAATCAATTTCATATTACACATTTAGAAAGGAATATCATCATTAAATTCATCTTTTTTTTCTTTTGCTTGATCGTCTTGAATTATTTTTTGTGCGTCTGCTGGTGATATGCCAGAATCTTTATTTTTATTTTGTTCGTCAAAATGCTTTTGAAAATCTTGACCACCGACTAACCCACTATCCCAAGCCTCACTAATAGATATACTTACCATGTTGTCATTTTTAATCCATAAAGCACATTGCTTTTGTTGCCCATCTAAATTTATATTTCCAGTATAGTCAGGTTTATTATCACCATCTTGTTTCTTTTTATTTTTCCATAAACCACCATTACCTTCTTTTTGACTGTAACCACTTTCTGTCATTATAGATTTATTGCCTATTTTATATGTCATTTTTTTTCCTCATTTTTTTTAATTCAACTGTTCTTAATGCTTTATGTAAACAAGCACGATGATTGTACATATGTAGCATTTTTTGTTCTTTCATATAGCATAAAAGAAAATCAATTTCTTCCATTTGCTTTGCTACAGAATTACAAATTTCATTCACGCTTTTCTCTAGCTCACCTTGCTCTTGATGCTCTAACTCTTGCTGGTCGTGTAACAATGATTCTTCTAAGTGTTCCTCTGTTTCATTCTTATCCATTTTACTTCTCCTGTTTTTTTATTTTACGATAATGTTCATTATCCCATTTGAGCAGGATTAGAAGTCCTATGGAGCTGACCACTAATCCCAAACCAAATCCTATACTAAGTAAGACTAAAGTACTCATTATAACGCACCAGTATTGTTCGCATCTGCATCATTATCTGGAGTTCCTCTAATCAACAGAATTGATTCATAAAGATAGCGTCTTGCGTAGGTCATAGAAGTTCCAATTTTTTGTGCCTTTCTTTCAGAATAAAGAATTATTTCAGATTGAAAATATTGCCTATTAATAGTGTGAGTAATTCTCATTCTAAACTTCATTTGAGATTCTACTTTTCCATGAATATCTTCTTGTTCAAAAACTTGCGTAAAATTTGAAACAAGATTATGTCTTAACAATATTGGCTCTATTATAACAATCATATCTTCTAATTTTGTATACTTATAATTTTGATAATCATTATTGCCGTTTTGCTGTATATCTGCTTCTTGTATTTCTATTCTTGCCTTTGCAAAGTCTTTTAAATGCAAAGTATTAAAATCATCAATCTTTTCATTCTTCATCATTTCATCAATATCTAGTTTGCTCATTGTGTTCTCCCGTTAAGTTGTTGTAATCTTTGTTTTAATATTTTGTCTATATAAGCACTTTCCATCTTTGGAATTTTTTCCATGTACTTCCCTCTTGTAAATAAAGCTACTACATAATCCATAAAATTATCTATTTCATTATCAGCTTGGTCTAAATAAGCTTCATAGGTTTTTTTCGTAAATTCCTTATCAAGAAACTGTATATTAATAAATTTGAATAATGTATTGCAAAGCAATATTGCTGGTTTGTAAATTTTGTAATCTTCAAAAAGTTGATTAGACTTATCATCAAATATTAATAAATCTGCAATAGCATCATCGATAACATTATCTAAAATTAAACCTCTAGCAATAAAGTCTGCTTGTTTGCAATCGTCCATTACGCAACTCCTATAAATAACATTAAGTATGAAGATAAAAACACAAATCCAAGCGTGATAAATCCACCTACAATTTCCCAGCCTGTCATGTATTCATTACTAAGTTTTTCTTGTTCATTCATTTTAGATTCCCAATTTAAGTTTTGTTGTATATTGAAGTTATACTAATTTTATATATTTATCAAGATTTATTTATCAATCAATTATATTAATTTTGTATTAATTATATTTAAGTTAATGTATACTATTGTGTAGATATAAAAATATTTAATTAAAACATGGAGTTATAATGAAGTTCAATGATTTTTTAGAAGAAGAAAGATGGTCAGTTGCAAAAATAGCAAAAGAATTTAATGTTCCTGTGCCAACAGTTGCTAAATGGAAGCATAATGGTGTTATTCCACGCAAAGAATTAGTTGTAAAAATATATGAGTTTACCGAAGGAAGAGTTACACCGAATGATTTTTACGGTATTAGCTAATGAGCTTTGAAGCATTAGCTTGGGGAGTTAAAAAATCAGCAGACAGCAGTTTGTCTAAATTGATTTTGCTTATGATATGTAATTACGCAAATGAAAAAGGTGAAGCATATCCGAGTCAAGAACACCTAGCAAAGTTATGTCAATGCTCCAGACGATCTGTTGTTAGACATATTCAAAAATTAGAAAAAGATAAATTTATATCTATCCGAAAAGAAAAGAATGGTGCATATGGATTTAATCTTTATAAATTGAATATTGGGTTGACGCCAGATTGGCACTTAGTTAATGACAGAGTGGCACACAATACTCAAGATAAACTAAAACCGTTGTTTTTTGATAAGTTCTGGGAAAGCTGTCCGAGAAAAATAGCTAAAAAGAAAACTCAGTCCGTTTATAATAAGCTGGTAAAAA